AGAAGCGTTAAGAATAATATCAGCAAAACTGTCTGTTCCAGATGTATTGTTAATGTACAAACTACGGACATCAGCGAAAGATTTACCTGAGTTCATTTGAACATCAAAAATGTAAATACGATACTGTGCATTGTATGTGCCAGATGTTCCACTATCCCATTGGAATGCTCTTACTTTTGCAGTTCCAATCTCACTACCTTGTGCGGCCGCAGTTCCAAAATTCTTTCTAGAAATTGTTTGTTGTGCGGCATCTCTAATAGAAACTGTCTTGTGGTTTGCAAAATCCCAAGTTCCAGCAACCTCTTTACAGAGAACATAGTTACCGTATGCCTGTCCAATGGTTATAGCATTTTCTGTAAGAGTTGTGGTTGCTTTATCCATATTCAGATATTTTGAACCAGCCAACTCAACCTGATAACCGTTTACATAACCTTTACCTTTCTCAATCTCTGCAACAAGAAGTGAGTTGTTTCCACTCTCTGCTACAGTGTAACGCCCAAGACTATTTGTCTTCTTTAGGTGTTCACGGATACGAATACCAAATGGGTCAACCACATAGTCACCATTTGTATCATAGATTCTCTCTGCAATATAATTACCCAACTCATTATAGATTGTCTTTGTATTTCTCTGTTCTACAGAACCATCTTTAATCTTTGCGATTTGGAAGAAGTTTACAGTGTTTGCAAAACCATAATTATATGATGTGAGAGTAGGAACTAGTTTTAGTCTCGATGCGCCTGGCGCAGATGCATTGGTAGAACCTGTTGCATTATCAAGAAGAGAACTGTCTTGATTTGAATCAATGGTGCTTTCAACAGTTCTAAATCCAAGAACCACACTAGGTGTCGTTGTATATTTTCCAATGATAGCAGATTGTCTTGCTGTGCGGATGAAGTGTCCTTTATGATACACAATACCATCAGTCGTGCTTGCTTTCAATCCAAGTCCAGTTGAACTTGTTTGAATAGAATTAGCGGCTACGACAAAAGCATTATTACCAGCATGACGGAATACAATAGGACTATCATCAGCAAAAACTTTAGTTGTGTTATTTGCGCCAGAGTTTGTATAGAATAGATGTGCAGTAAGATAATTAGGTGCGGCGGCTTCCGAACCTTCAGTGATGTTTACAAGTTTAGCAGTCATACCAGTAGATGCTTGAACTGCAACAAGGTTCATAAGAGAACCGCCAGAGTTAAAGTCGGAAACCAAAACGACTCTATTGTTAGCATCTTTATCTCTTAGTTTTACAAAGTCAACATTATCTGTGGTTAGACCAACACCAGTTACAACTGTTCCATCCACAAAAATATGGTCGCCAAATCTTTCGACTTGCTTTTGAAGAATAGTCTGAAGTTGAGTTAATTCTCTTGCTTGTACAGCAAAGCCTGGACGAAAGAGAATGCGATGAAAGTCTTTATTCTCATTGTAGTCGTCAAAAAACGGACTTTGGTTTAGATTGGTTTCAATTGTCATTTATCTTACCTTTAGAAATCCAGAATGATTTTAATGTCTTCTGTCTGGTCAACATCCCTTGTTACTTTTTCAATATTCTCTGTATAAAGGATTTCGCCAGAATATGTATTTGCTTCGGGTCCCTTAATACTTGAGATAGTTGCAATCTTTGTTGCAAAACCTCGTTTAATAAGTTCGTCATCATTAGTAAAAGGAACACGATTACTATAACTCTGTACATTATTTAGGTAAATATTATAGAAGGATGTGTCTGCTTCTGTCTCTGCTCTTTTAGTGAAAACGACATCTGCATTTGCACCTAGAACTGCATTGTTTGCCGCTTGAACTGCTCTTTTATTTGGATTGAGTTCAGTTATAAATTCTAGTTCACCATTTTCTGCAAGAAGCCTTATCCTTTCATTTGATAATACATCACCAGCAACAATTTCATTAACTGGTGTGTCTCCACTCATTTGTGTATACGAAACCAATGCTCTTGTTGTAAGTCTTAGTGTATTAGGACTATTTGATGTATTTGCAATACGCTCTACACTAACAAAATTATTATTTGCATCACACTTCAGAATAGGGTCTTTCAAAATGCTAATAGAACGGAAATCTGTATTTGCTGGAATAAATCCATTACCGTTTGCAGACACTCCCTCAGAACCATCAAATTGAACATTTAGAAGAATTTTATCTCCACCAAGTTCACGAATACAATCCTTACCATGTCCACCGACAGGAGAAATGATAACATTAGCAGTTGCTCCACCACCATGAATAGCATTGGCACTAATAGCCGCATATGCTTCTGTATAGTCTTGCCCTGGCGATATAACATTTACATTTGCAATTGTTCCTTGTGTATCAACCACTGTATAAGCAAGCGCACCTCTACCATCTCCACGAATTACAATTGATGGTGACACAATAACTCTAGAATCTGTATTAGCAATTGTAGTAAAAGCAGAATTTACAGTGAATGTTTTTGTAGCACCGACATAGTTAATAATTCTACGGAGTTGTCCAGCACCAGTTCCACTATTAATGTAGATGCTTGAACCATTGTAAAAATTGTCAATTGACGATGGAGGATTATCAGCCGCCGCTGATAACTTAATTGTAGTTGTTGAAGCCGTTTCTACAACGCCATTTGCAATTTTATGATATCCAGAGCCAGGAGAAAATGTTTCGATAATATCAATAGAACCATTTACTGCCGCATTTTGAACAGCAACTTGTCTATCACCCTCTACAGAACCATCTGTTGCTCCAATAGTTTTAACAGGCATATGAGCCGCAGTTAGATACTTGTCTGCTTCACCCAAAGAAATAGTATACAAGTATTTCCAAGTGTAACCATCAGTTAGTGTAAAAGGAAGAGTAGATAAGTCGGTTGGTTTAATTGTAGATGTTCCACCCTTATTATTATATAAACACTTGTATACATTGTTCTCATCAGTCATCACATAGAATGGACGAGAATATAGATTAGTGTCTCTATCACGATACATAGCATACACTGTTCCTGCCGTCCAATTGTATCTAGGAACAACATGACTTACATTGCCTGGCTGTATTCTCTTTGCGCCAATAGCGTGTCTCCAAATATCTCTTTGCTTATCATAATCTGTTTCAACAGGAGTATCTGGAGTTGGTTCGTTTGTCCAAGTTTCAATCTTCCCAAGCAAAGCATAGAGAATATTTGACGCTTTTGTATTTCTTCCGTCTTCATGTGTCAAAGACTCAACAAAAGCCTTTGCATTGAGTACACTTAATTCTTTACTAGTATAGGCCGGCATTATGCTATATTTCCTGTATAATAATAAGCGTTAGCACCAGACACATCAGTTAATGTCCAGTTAGCGACAAGGTTAGCGGTGGTTGCACTATTTACTTTATTTAGTGTAACACTCTTGTAGACTTTATCAGCAGTTTCAATCACAATCGTATCACCATTTGCAAACTCTGAAGTTAGTGTGGTTGAAGAACCAACGATATTAAACGCATTTGCATAGTAGACATTTGCACCGCTTATTGTACCAAATGTCCAAGTCTCACCAATGTTTG